AGCAGAAAGGTCAAAGCTATAAGCTTTACCTGCCTGCTGAGCCTTAATAGAGCATCTTGTTACAGACGCATCTTGATCAAAAGTACCATCATTAGGAAGTTGCTTTAAGATTGCAAATAACCCCAAGTGTAATGGTTTCATTATACTTTGAGTTATAGAATCTACCAGAGCAAAAACTCTGATTTTTCCAGCAGCTTCCTTTTTGATAGCAAATTGTCCAAAAGGAGTTACCATAGACTTCTTAAAGGGTAAAGACCCTTCAGGAAGTCTAATGATTATATCTTTAGCGTCGTTAAGACGCTCTAAGAATAATCTGGTATTCCATACTTTTCCAATAAGATCTAAATAATTTAATAAATTATAATAGACCTTATCGCCTTCAGGGTGTGATAATAATAAATAAATATCACTAAGCAATCCTTGTGATGAATTAACATTACTAGGAGAAGCTTTACCACTGAAGTGGAAAGAAGTAGGGGCAAGGTTATGTTTTGAAGAAATAGATAAGAGATTCTTAGGTCAAGGAGTTTTCAAACTCAATGATATAAGATCACTTAGAAATTTCTCAGATCCACAAAAAGGATCTGTAATCGTTGAAATTTTCATTTTACCAGGTATTTGTAATACCCGATACAAAGAAAATAACGAATGTCAAAACCTTATGATATTGATGTTTCCTAGACGCATTAATTGTCTGTCACCACTATTTATAATAGCAGGGCAGCCATTAATGACTCTAGGAAGAGGAAGATTAGGTTCTAACTCACGAAGAGTTTTAACCTTATCATTCCCTAGTCATTTTTGCAAAGCAACAGTGCAACTTTTTAATCACTTAACAGTGAAAGTTGCACCATGATTTTTATTCATTTTTATTAAAAATTGAATAAAGTTGTTTGCAATAACAAGTCTATCCCGGATACGGCTTACTCTATCGAAACTAAGATAAATAATCTTAGGTAAGAAAGAAATAAGTCTAGAGAAACTACGTTTCTCTACTGGTAGTATAGAGTCTCTCAAAACATATTTAAGTTTAAAATTTGTTAAAAATTTTATACTTTTCATATGTTTTGTTTAAGATAAGTGCCTACGTTCACTCGAGTAATCAACTCGAAGTCCATAGGTCTTCGTCTAGAAACGCTACTTGGTTATTCCAAAAGGGACCTAACTATAGGTTTCCAGGTATAAACAAAGTGGCTAGTAGGACGAGAAAAAGATCTCGAACGAATAGCGAACTTTTCAGGAAACATCCG